GTGGATAACGGCATCAAGTCGTTGTCCGATTACGGTGCTGGCAAGAAGAACCTGCAACGCGCCCTTGAGCCTGCGGGTATCTCGATTGATTACCGACCCTATGACCCCGCCTTTCCAGAATATGGCGACCCACAAGAGGCCGACCTTGTAGCCTGCATTGATGTGCTGGAACACATCGAACCTGACCGGCTCGACGCTGTGCTAAATGACCTCGCCCATATCATGCCGAAATTGGGCTTCTTCAGCGTCCACACGGGGGCGGCGGTTAAGGTGTTAAGCGACGGCAGGAACGCCCACCTTATCCAAGAGCCTGCGCGGTGGTGGCTCCCCCGGCTCTGTGAGCGGTTCCACATCCACCACCTCCAGCACCATCAACTCATGGGTCAAGGCTTCTGGGTCGTCGTCAGCCGCGTCTGAAGCCACGCAACCGTTTCGGCAGGGTCACGGGCCAGATACCATTGGCCTAGCGGCTCAAACGCCATCTGGAAGCGTTCCTGACCCCTTCGCAGTTTGCCCGTTGGGGTCTTGATTTCGAGGAACGCTGCGAAGCCGGGGGCGGTGACCAGTTTGTCCGGTACTCCCTGCCCTGCCAGCCCAAGGTCGTACACCGTAAACCCCGCCGCTCTCACGGTTGCGGTGATGGCGGCATCGTTAGCATCCCGGCGTGCGGCGTAGCGCATCAAGGTTGCCCGTCGGCGTACTCGTACCAAAGCCGATACGCCGTGATAAATTCGTCCACGCCCTCGCCGAGCATGATGGGTTTGCCGAATGGCGGGATAAAGTAAAAACTGTTGATGTGCAACCCGTTGTCCGTGTCGCCGCGCACCACCCACACCTGAAACCCCGGAGTACCGGCAAGTGCCTGCAAGGTGCGGCGCAGCCCTTCGGACATCCTTTCACCCTCGCGCTTCCATTCAAGCACAAGGAATTTTCCCCTCCTCTCGATAATGCCGTCGATGTTGCAGGGACAGGCTTTAGGGTTGTTCGGCAGCAACCCAAGAAACGCGCCGTAATCAATATGCGGCGCATCCCGGTTTTTCATCAGCCGCTCAAACTCCACGGCGTTTTGCGTCGAACATGGCGCGTTGTGGTGATACCCATCCTGCGCGGGTCTTAACCCAACCGCGAGACTTCAGTAGTTCCTCGCCACCGCAAGCACCGCTGCGATGCTGGAGGATGCTCGACGCGCCGAAGAACTTCTGACCGCATTGCTTACAAGTGCGGGTCATTTGCTCCCCCTCGCACGGATGGCGTTAGCGATGTCCCATGCTGCGGCAGATTTGCCGGGGTTGACCAACAAGATGGCGGTGTTGTTTATCTGGCTGTCGGCAATCTTCGCACACGCCTCCCGCTCGGCTGCGGCGACGAGGGCGGCGAAGAGTTCAGTTTTCTGCCAAGCGTCTTCGCTTGCTAGCCCCATAGCGTAGTCAGGGAATCCCGCCTCCCGCGCCATGCGGATGATGTCCTCGCGTGTCATGTGTCCTCCTTCGTAATTCCGTAAAACTTCTCGGCGGCGCGGAAGCCTAACTCAAAGTCCCGCCATCGTCCGTCGATGTCAGGTTTTATGTACGCCTCCGCAATTTGCTCCCTCGTCGCAGGCTCCCGCTTGGCGTCAACAGTCAAGGATTCCTTGACGGTTGGCTCCGGCTCCGGAGCCGCGAGCGCGGCGTAGAGGGCGGCGTAGAAATTGCCGATGTGTTCGCCGCAAATCGACGCCTCTAGCATCTCAAAAGCCACAGCGCGGGGCAGGGTGATGTTGTCGGTCACGGCTTCACCTCCCGCGCCCACAGCATGGCGTTAATGCTCATGTTCCTATTTCCTGCGCCTTTTCGATGAGTCGAATCGCCATCGTGATGTTTTCCTGCTGCGAAACATCCGACTGCATCACATCTACCGCGTTAATCATCGCCTCGCCTGCGGTATACATCCGCTCGTAATCGTCGTTCGGGCGACCACCAAACAACTCGTAATCGGGGTCGGCTTCCTGCATCCGTTCACTTGAATCCTCGATTGCAGCGTCCATGTCGGCTACGGTTTTTGTTTGGCACGCTGTCTGCCACGACTTGCCATGCCCGTCGGCGTTTGCCTGTACTTGGTACGCCTTCAACGCATCCCACATATCGTTGATTGTTAACTTCACGATTGCACCTCTCGCGCCTTCAAACGATTAAGACCACGCTCACCAAAGAGTTGGCGAACCATCGACATCAAGTGCGGGTGACCCAACACCTCGGCTGCATCGGCTGACCGCAACGCGGCGGCGGTCGAATCCCGCAGACGCTCCATCGCATCCGCATCAGGGCTGATGGTTAGTCGAGCAAGATATGCCTCACACAACTTGAGCCGGTTTAGCGGGGTCGGCTCTAACTTGCCCCAAGCCCTTGCGTTCCAGTCGTCCTGTTCAGCGTGACGGGCGACATCTGCGGCTTTCTGCTTATCGGTCTTCTCGACTTTCTCGCCGGGGCGGGGTGCGGCCTTCTTCAACTCGAACAGCCCCTGATACTGGTTAGCAATGGACTGCTCGACCACGGCATCTTGGTCAGCGCCAAACCGCGACAGTTTAAGTTTCATCGCGTGTTCGCTGACTTCCTTGATGGGCTTGCGTATGGCCTTGCGGTAGGCAACCCATCGCTCCCATGCGGCTTCGTCTAGTTCGTGCATAAAAACCTCTCTGTGGTTAGGTACGGCACAAGCGTAACTGTTCACGGAGGTTAATGCAACAACTTTAGTTTAGGCTTCTAGGATTTAAGATTTAACTCTGTAGGATTGTTTCGTAAGACCCATGCTCGGAGGACCGGGAAAGGACCCCCCTAACCCCCAAGAACATTGGGAGCCAAGAGAGTCCAACCTATGCCCGTATGGACGCGGTTGTTAGACCCGCCAGACCGTGGTATCCGGTGTCTGGTCGATGATTGAACATCATGTGGGGATTGCACCCACCCCGCCGGTGACAGATGCCCGTATCAAGGGGTCGCGTGGTGGGGTGTTTGACACGACTAGAACAGCCATGTAAATTAACCATCACGCGAGAACAGCATCTCAAGCGTAAGGCCATTCCCCCCGGCCCGTCAAGCCCCCGCCATGTGCGGGGGTTTGTCGTTTCTGGGGGTCGCAGAATCGCTTATAGCGGCTTTACAGCCGGTGAAGGGGTCAGCCGGGGGTAGGCGTAGAATCGGCTGTAATCTGCGGGGTGAGGGCTTCTAGAGCCTTCCATTGCCATACCCTCATGGGAGGCAATCGACCTGCTTTGACCCACCGGCTGACCGCTGGTCGGGACACCCCAAGTTTACGGGCGAGGGCGGCTTTACTACCTGCGACTGCGAGGGCGGTTTGGATGTCCATGAAGCGGTAAGTTAACGATGGTAAAAATAAATGCAAGAGGCTGTTGACATCGGTTAACAGCAAGCGCATCATGGCTCCACGGTCACAAACGACCGGCAACCGGAGCAACAGATATGCGACCCATCCCCCAACACCTGCCCCCAACAATCCGCTGGGCAATCGCAGCAGGTGAATCCAGAGCAGCCCGTGACCTTGCGATGAAGCACGCAAGAGCGCACGCAGACATCCGTGCAGCGTTTGTTACCTGCGCTAGAACCAACCAACGGCTGATGTTCCAAGCCCTACAGATGGCGAGGGCATCAGTATGAAAACCGTTGGTTTGTACCTGTTCTCGTTTGTCATGTTTGCCGCCCTAGTGTGGCTTGCCGTGAGGACTTTCTAATGGACGACTGGCAACAGCAACGCGAGTGTGAGGAACACCGGTACTACACCGAGCCGGTCATCTTTACTTGGACGCAGGCAGACATCGACCGCCACAACGAACTGCGGCGCGAACTTAAACAAATGATTGAGGAGAGCAAGAAATGTCGGAACTTCTGAAAATCAATGTCAACGAACACCTTGAGAAAAAGGGCAACCTGTCTTATTTGTCATGGGCATGGGCGTGGGCTGAAGTGTTGAAGGTTGACCCCGGCGCACAATGGACGGCGCATGAGTGGAACGATAGCCCCGTGATGTACCTGCGAAACGGCACGGCAATCGTCAAGGTTAGCGTTGAAATCAAGGGCAACATCAAGACCTGCATTTTGCCCGTCATGGACAACCGCAACCGCGCCATCGTTGACCCCGATGCGTTTGCCGTGAACACCGCGACGATGCGTTGTCTTGCTAAAGCCATCGCCATGCACGGGCTTGGGCTTTACATCTACGCAGGCGAGGACTTGCCAGAGTCGGAAAAGGCCGAACCTAGCCCCGAGGTGTTGGCGCAGATTGCGTCTGTGACTGACGCGGCTGCGCTCGTTACCTTGTTCAAATCACTTGACCCCGCCATCCGCGCAACGCACATGGATGCGTTCAGCGCACGCAAGAAGGAACTAGCCTAATGGAACAGCGTACAGACGACTGGTTTGCGGCAAGGCTTGGCAAGGTCACAGCCTCCCGCGTTGCGGATGTCATTGCCAAGACCAAGACCGGCTATGGCGCAGGTCGCGCTAATTATATGGCTGACCTTGTGGTGGAGCGGCTGACCGGGCAGAAGGCATCCTCGTTTAGTAATGCCGCGATGGAATGGGGGACAGAGCAGGAGCCGAACGCCAAAGCCGCTTACGCCGCCAAGACCGGGATACTGGTCGAGGATGTCGGCTTCATTGACCATCCGACTGTTGCAATGTCTGGTGCCAGCCCTGACGGGTTGGCCGAGGAGGGTTTGGTAGAAATCAAATGCCCGAACACGGCTACCCATCTGGAATACATCTTCGACGGCAAACCGCCGCAGAAGTATGTGACGCAGATGCAATGGCAAATGGCGTGTGCCGGTAAGCCGTGGTGCGATTTCGTGTCCTACGACCCGCGCCTGCCCGAGCGGCTGCAACTGTTAGTCGTGCGCGTTCTGCGTGATGACGACTACATCAAGATGCTTGAGCAGGAGGTAAATACTTTCCTGCAAGAGTTGGACGACAAACTCAACAAACTGGAAAAGGTGACCCTGTGAACAAGCAGTATGACAACAACAACCGTGGCGTTTTGTTCAAGAACGAAAAGCGCGGCAATGAGAAGGCTCCCGACTACCGTGGCTCTGCCGTCATCGACAACATTGACTTAAACATCAGCGCGTGGATTAAACGCAGCAGTAAGACCGGCGATGCTTTTATGTCGCTCAAGTTTGAGCCGAAGCAGGCTGCGCGTCCCAAGACAATGGCAGAGCAGAATCCCGAGAAGTTCAACGACGATGAGGATTTGCCGTTTTGAAAATCTTCATCGGATACGATAGCCGCGAGGACATCGCGTTTGAGGTCGCACGCGCCTCCATCCTTGAGCACATGGAGGCAGAGGTTGTTGCACTTCGACTGGATGACCTGCGGGAAATGGGGATGTATTGGCGCGAACCAGACCCGTTTTCATCCACGGAGTTTAGTTTTAGCCGGTTCCTTGTGCCTGCGCTCTGCAACTTTAGGGGCAATGCCTTGTTCATGGACTGTGACTTTCTAGTGCGGCACAGCCTGAAACCGTTGCTCGACTTCAACAATCCTGATGTTGCAGTGTGGTGTGTCCAGCACGACTACAAACCCACATCCCTGACAAAGATGGACGGGCAGGTACAGCGCCAATACCCGCGCAAAAACTGGTCATCGTTTATGTGGTTCAATTGCAGCCATCCGTCAATGGGTGGGCTGACACCCGAAATCGTGAACAGCGAAACCGGGATGTACCTGCATCGGTTCATGTGGGTGAATGACCGGCACATTGGTGCGTTGCCGCCGACTTTTAATTACCTTGAGGGCTGGCACACACGGGCGCAGGTTCCTGACCCGACCTGCGTGCATTTCACCGAGGGTGGCCCGTGGTTCGATGAATACCAGAATGTCGAATACGCCTACGAATGGAAGCAATGGGCTGGACGGGTGAGGGCATCCGAGCGATGAAACGCATCTTTCCGCGAGGCACTAGACCGGACGCTATGGCATCTGTCGTAACGCGGATGGTGTCTAACCTTGACCCGCTCAAAACATGGGCGGTCGAGGTTACGGAGTGGAAGAAACCGCGCACCAACCAACAAAACAAGTTCCTGTGGGGCGTGGTGTACCCGTCCATCCTTGAGGGCGGTGGCGAGGCATTGCGCGGATGGCAGCGCGACGACTTACACGACTACTTTTTGGGTGAGTGCTTTGGGTGGGAGACGCTGGAAGGGTTTGGCAGGAAACGCCTGCGACCGCTCAAGCGTTCCTCTGCGCTCGACAAACAAGAGTTCAGCGATTACTTGCTGTTCCTTGAAACAAAGTGCCTTGATATGGGCATCGTGATACCGGAGCCGTCGTATGAAACTGCGTAAAGAAGCCCGAGGGCGAGGCTGCATGGTGCGTATTCCCGAGGTGTGCAACCACAACAGCGAGACAACCGTGCTGGCGCACTACCGGCTTGCCGGGGTATCTGGCATAGGCATGAAGTCGCCCGACATCCTTGGCGCATGGGCCTGTAGCGCGTGCCACGATGCTATCGACCGTCGAGCGCATACCGACCTCGACCGGGACTATGTGCGCCTGTTGCACCTTGAAGGCATGGCGCGAACCCTCGCACAATTGAACAGGGAGGGACTACTGTGACCTTTATGGTAGACACGCCGTACACCCCGGCGTACATCCGCAACGAATTCCTATATGACCACCAGACGGGCAGCGGGGAGTTTACCCCCTGCACCATCTTCGGGTTTCGCGCCGAACCCGCCCGAGTACCCATGTTTAGCGTTATGGCGGCCTGTGGGGCGCAATGGGCGAGGGTGCCTATCCATGCCCTTGTGTCGAAGCCATGCCCTCCAATGGCTTTAGAACTCGCCTGCTGGTGGGACTCGTTTAGCCGCCATGCCGAGGTGCGTGAAATGGAGTTTCTGCGGGGTCACCGTGTCCGCGCCCGTGGCAGGGACGGAGTGTGGAGGCCGGGGGTCTACCTGTTCAGCATCTTCTGGCACAACGGGGGATGGTCGGAGGTCAGCGACCAGAGCAAAGACCACCACATTGTCCGGCTAGAGGCTGGGCCGCTCATCGCCTACCCCAACAACAAACTGCATTGGGTTGACCCGAGCCATTTGTCGGGCGACCCGCCGCGAGATTGGAAGTCCCCGTCACAGTCCTACAGCGTGGAGGCACTATGGTCAGATGGTTCGTCAACTGGT